TATCCTCCAGTGATGATGGCATTTCAAACGTAGTATGAATTCGTATAAATTATCATAAATAAGTGAATTCTATGTATATACGTCTATTTAGAACTATATACATCGAATGGTTGACACTACTAAAATCTTTATTACTGGTCTTGTTGTAGCTGTTGTATATTTTTTACTGAAATTTATGGAAATGCGGTTTGTTGATCCAGAAAATCAGAAACCAGTGAAGGTACTTTTACGTGATTCGATTATGGTATGTATTTCAGGTGTGATCGCATTGTTTGTATTAAATCAGTTTGATAATTTGGGTAATATCATGGGTGGAGGGGCAAGTAGTGCAAACGCCGGTGCGCCTTCTGTATTTGTAGACACACCTGGGTTCTAGTCTAGATGATCATGATCACTTGACAATACGACAGGAGATGTAGGTGAATCACGTGGAGAACGAGTTTCAAATTCCCTCGTGTTTGTCGTGATGGTATCATCGTCTTTAGAAATACCATTATCGTAATAGTGTTTTCCAACCTCATTCAAGTTGGATAACATCAACCACCAAGCTTTTTTATACGAATACTCAATGTATTTCAGGTCAGGCGACCATTTCTCACAAAACGCGCGAACATGTGGAGCTGCAATTGCATTCTTGTACTGCGGCATAGACGGAAACAAGTGGTGCTCAATCTGAAAATTGAGATACCCCATGATCCATGACACCAAAGGTGATTTTGTTGAAATATTCACAGTGTGATCCAATGCATATTCAAACCAAAGAAGATGCTTGTCTTCTGGGATAACACCGGTAAATGTATGTGAGAGAGAGAAGTGTCCGAAAAGGTAGATGAAATTCCAGAAATTCACCACCATAAGAAGAAAATAGCACCAGAGCAAACCACCGCCACTCACATCACCAGAGTAAAATATCAAAGGTAGAGCGATATGCGATCCTGACATGCAAACTGCCTCAAATGCGGTTTCCGCATAAACTTCTCTTGTCTTCGCAGAACAGAGTCGATTGAATACCTTCTTCGGGTGAAGATAATACGTCCAAAATAAATGAACGAGTATCCCGTTTACTACAGGCAAAAATGTCCACGCCTGTAACCGCATCCACCATCGATTCATAAATCGTGAAGCCACTTTTCCGTTTGTATTCTCTTCAAATGCGCGATCAAAAAATGCTACGAGCGGTGTCGTATCAAGATCGATATCGTGCTTTATTTTCTGTGGTGTTGCATGATGTTTTTGATGCATTGAATTCCAAACAGACGAACTTACGCCACCACCGAAACCCATTGTAAACGTTTGAATTGCGCGATCGATGCTTCGGATTCCAGTAAAACTGAGATGTCCGCATTCGTGTTGCACCCATCCACAGCGGGTTTTAAAAAGGATGAACGAGAGAATGGATGCGTATATGTTATAGGAAGCCATCCATGTTCCTAGACCAAAGTAAAATGCAATCTCCATTAATCGAAAATAAACATGGATATAATCCGGTTCAAAACATCCTTGGTCAACAAGCTTCGCGCGCATCTCTCGGAAATCTGCCGTCATTTCTTGCTGTCGCGGCGTGAGTTCGAGAAGCGCGTCGGCACCATTGGCGTCACCGTCATTACAAACAGGCAATGATCGAAGAACCTTCGACGCCTTCGTAGACCGATGATGAAACTCTCGGAATATTTCAGTGGCATCAGGTGAATTTTTTGCATAATTGATAATATTACCGCCAGGATGCTTAAAATTCGTTATGTCATACGTAACGCCCTCGATACGAATAGTGCTACGCGTCATTTTATATACAATGGCAATAAATAAATAACGGATTTTATGTTTATATATATTTACTAGGATCGCTGGTGGTGATACTTAAAAAACAGCGCAAGTAGACAGACATTTACTGTCACACTGATAACACCGGCAGTCATAAGAGAGGTATCTTGAATGAAATAACCATGAAGCAACCATAATACACTTGTTAATAAAAGTAGACACAATGAGTAAAGTGAGAGATCTTCAACATGCTTTGTTTTGTATGATTTGTATAACTGCGGAAAAAGTTGGATACAATTCACGATGGGTGCTAATATAGCAACTGCGTTTGCGAATGACATTTGAAAGAATGAATGAAGTAAGATGAAACAGATAAATCTTCAGTATTATTAATATAATATGATATATTAATACGGCGGTACAATGAATTCCACGTCAACCCAACTTGTCAATGAATTTTTATCAGGATTGACAATTGCGCTGTTATTGATTCCAGAATCGATTGCGTTCGCATTCATAATGGGGTTAACGCCGAATACTGGTATCAAAAATACAATGGTAATGTCACTCATCACATCGTTATTCGGAGGAATGCCGACAATGATTTCTGGGTCAACTGCTGCAGTTGCGACCTCGATCGCTGGTGTATCAACTTTATTAGGAAAAGAGTATATTATTCCTACTGTTATTGCTGGTGGGTTTATGCAAATTTTAGCTGCAATAACGGGTCTTTATAAATATGTTACTTATGTACCAAAACATATCATGTCTGGATTTTTGGTCGCATTAGCCGGGCTTATTGCAATTCATCAACTCGATAATTTTAAAGACAAAGAACATAAATGGATTACTGGTCTGAAGCTGGCCAACACAACCCTTTTTACAATCATTTCAACATTAATTGCATTTTTCGGCGTTATTAAAATTTCACACAGTAAAGACCAAGAAATTCTCATACCAGGTGGTCTTATTTCGATGTTCGCGATAACTGCATTTATTTATATGTTCACGAAGTATTATGATATTGATCGTGTGAAAGATATCGGTGCGATTAATTCTGAGTTACCATCACTTATATCCAAAGACTCAGTGTTATCGAGTAAAATCAAATATGACCCAGAAACGCTAATGAAGATGTTGCCATTTTCAGCTGCAATGGCGTTTACTGGACTATTGGAGTCGCTTATTATGGTAAAAGATGCAGAAAGTGCACTAGGTATCAAGGGTGATTCAATGCGTGAAAGTGTTGTACAAGGTATCGCGAATGTTGCTACAGGAATTACTGGTGGTTTCGGCGGTTGTGTATTAGTCGGTCAAAGCAAATTAAACTTATTCAATGGTTCCAAAACCCAGTTTTCGTCAGTAATAACAAGCGTCCTCTTTATAGTCATATGTTTATTTTTCGGTCGCGCGATCAATGAAATTCCGATTGCTGCAGTCGTCGGTGTGATGTTACTCGTTGTTTACAAGACGGGTGATTGGGATAGCATATTTAAGCCACAGTCATTCGATCGCCGATGGATCATTACACTAATTACCGCAATTGTTGGATTCGTCTCTGGAAGTCTTTCATTGGGTGTCGTAGTTGGCGTAGTTTTGAATAAGCTTGCATCTCGCATATAATTTTATTCAAATACTAATTTCGGTTCATAAACATAAAAATTGATCAATTATGTTTATGATATATTGGATGCATGATCATTCACTCGTTCGTTCACTTTATTCGCTATAATGTCTGCTGCTGATACTATCGTTGCTCCTGAATCCGTCAATGTTGCTGTCCCATCTCATTTGGAACGCCCTGTACCTCAAGAAGAATATTGGCCTCTTACGCTTGATGCGGTTCGCGACTGCGACCTCTCGTATATGAATGACCGATGGTCAGAAGACATGATTCGTGATGGAATGCGCTCGATCATTCGTGTCAGTCAGTTACCAGATGTTCGCAACAAAGAAATCAATGTTTGGAAGTACATCTCGCAATACAGTCCCCCCGAAGACCGGGGCTTCATGTTCAGTTACGGTGATGACCGTATAGTTACACTTGTTGGTGATAACATGGAAATAGGCCATTCTGGAGGCAGTATGGGATGGACCATGAGAAATATCGAGTTTATTGCGAAGAATGGACTTCCGGCTCACCGCTCGATGTTTCTGAAAAACCGCCAGAATAATTAGGTAATGTATCCACGTTTATTACTATATGTGTGTTTCGTCCATCTTTCAGGAATTTTGCAGAAATAGAGGCATGTTTCTTATATTTTTTATGTGTGATCTTGTACGTATTGAACAATGGATTATGAATTTCGTTCGAGGGTATATGTCCGTGAACTGATCGAGATATCATCTTATACAGCTTGAAGTCCGGGTATCTCTCTTCACCGTTTGATTTGTAAAGAACATTCCGACCCTTGTCATCGGTTGTCCATTTCACGATCAACTTGATAATCGGATCGGATTTACACAATTTTTCTACCTTACGCAAATCATAGATGAAATAGTCGAATAATGCACATGCGAACCGGCACAAATCAAAACTGAAATTTGGTTCAACAGTAGGCTTATCCGGATTATAATATGGCGGAAAGTTGTATTGGGTTGCCGCGTCGCCCTTCGGATGGAAACTGTCACTGCAGATGAGTTCGCCGCGGAATTTATAGATAGCACGACCAAAATCGATGATCTTGAAAATACGGCCGTATGTGGGGACCTTATAATACTGGTCTTCATAGAGATAGTATATGAATTCTTCTGTGGTTTCAATGAACATAACATTATTGGTATGCAGGTCATTATGCGTAAACTCAAACATTTTTTGGTACATGACGAGTGTCATAATTACCTGGAATAAAATCGACGACCATTCTTCTTTGGTAAGCTCATCTGTCATCATAATATGATCTAGCGTATTCACACATTTTTCAAGAAGAATTGCTTGAATCGGAAAGTCCTTGATTTTTACGATAATTTGTTCATCATCACTGTCGTAACTTCCGCTTCCGCTTTCACTTCCGCTTTCACTTCCGCTTCCGCTCCTGTTTTCGCTTTCATCATGACTATCTTCTTCATTATCGCTTTCTTCATTTTTTTTCTTCATTCCGGAAGTAGATTCAGTATTCCCGTCATCTGCTTTCTTTAGTTCTTTGTCGAAGCTTGATTCATCAACTTGTATTTCATTGCTGTCCTCGTCGTCACTAATTGTTGTATAAGATGAATTTGATTGCGATGAATCACTATCACTCATATCATCACGATCTCTTGTTTGATTTTTAGGATGTAGCGTTGTTGAAACGACTTGTGATGTATTCTCATCATCTATTGTAAGATCCGTCACTTCTACTGCGATGTCATGAGATAGCGTGGGCGCATCATCCATCGAAACATTTGTAACTTCGACGGCAGATGTAGTTGAGTCTATTACATTGATATCTTCGTCTAAGATGTTGATTCGGTTTTTGATGGATTGATAGTCGTCGTGATCTTGGAGATAACTATCTGTGCCAGTATCACCAATAATCGGTTTCATCTTATTACGTAGTTTCATCAATTTACCCATATTAACATCAGTGACTTCTCCATCAATATCATCTCCAAATTGTGAGTAGTCAATTGTGAAAAGATCGTTTTCGTAGTTGTTGAAGAATGAACATCCGACCAAGTAATCAATATCATCGAATACATTGGTAGAAAACTCACGTTGTTTGCATAAGTAACTTCCGTAGTAATCTACACCATGTACGATTCCGTGTGTATGAAGTACACGGCTTGTCAAATATGAGAAGAATCCATCGACATAGGATGAGTTATTGGTGTTCAATATCTTTTCCTCACACTCTTCCAGTGATGAGTTGTATTTAGGAAGGTTACGTGTTTTATCTTGATGAACTTGGTATTTTCCGGAGAGATATCGAATTGGATCCAACAATGGCGAATATTTGACAAAGATAGGAACATTATTCGTGTTTCCATTATCATCCGAGATAATGGTCTCTAAATGGTTGAGAGAACGACCTGTGTAATCCTTTTCTTCATCGTCGTTGTCACCTGTAATTTGCATTGGATGCGAAATGATGTTTTGTAAGTAATACTTTTGGTTCAATTGAATATTGTTGTAGTTATTTTCATTCAAATCGAAGAACCTCGAATAAATAGGAATGTAATTTTGGATATCATACAATAATGCAGGTTCGATTGTATCTGGTGTATACTTGTGTTTTCTATAATGAAGCTGAAATGAAGAAGACATGGTTGTTCCTAAATGTAATATGATTGATGAATAGAAGTTTTATATTTGTTTTAAACGGGCAGCATTCGGTTCCGTTCGTAAAACCGTATAAAAAATAATATATATCGTTTTTATTAGGTTATCTATTTTTTTGTGTAGCGTATTAGACATTTGTTATGAATTTAGAACTCGCAAAATTTGACATGAAGTCAATCAGTTTTCGACCCGATGAAAATAAAGGGCCGGTTATTGTTCTTATCGGACGTCGTGATACTGGTAAAAGTTGTCTTGTACAGGATTTGATGTTTCATCACCAGGATATTCCAATTGGAACTGTTATATCTGGAACAGAAGCTGGAAATGGTTTCTTCGCAGCACATGTGCCTAAGTTATTTATTCATGATGCGTATAACACGGCAATCATCGAAAATATTCTCAAGCGACAAAAGGCAGTTCTGAAACAAGTGAAGAAGGAACAGGATATGTATAAGAAGTCGTCCATTGATCCGCGTACATTTGTTGTATTAGATGACTGTCTGTATGATAACAAATGGACGAAGGATGTGATGATGCGTCTCCTCTTCATGAATGGGCGTCATTGGAAGATCATGCTGGTTATCACAATGCAATATCCGCTCGGTATCCCGCCAAATCTCCGCACGAATATCGACTACGTTTTTATTCTTCGTGAACCATATATTGCGAACCGTAAGCGTATCTATGACAACTATGCGGGTATGTTTCCAACATTTGAGAGCTTTACTCAGGTCATGGATCAGTGCACCGAGAATTATGAGTGTCTCGTCATTAATAATAACGCGAAATCAAATAAACTACAAGACCAAATCTTCTGGTATAAGGCACAACAGCACGGGCCTTTCAAGCTGGGCAGTAAGGAATTCTGGGAAATTTCGAAAAATCTCGGTTCTGACGATGAAGGAGACCAGTCTTACGATCCCAATGCAGCAAAAAACAGCAAGGGACCAAAGATTAATGTCAAAAAGAGTAAGTGGTGATGACGAATCAAAACTTGATATCGATGATACGAAATCAAGTTTTCAATAGATATTTTTCAGGTTAAGCCTCCGACGAAGATGACGCTAACTTCGACAATCCATGATCGGTGTTCTTATCCATTACGACGTCCTCACTTTCAAAGAGCTCCTTTCTCATCTCTTCAACCGTCATGGTGACTGACGCAGATTCGTCGCCAGTATTCCAAATACCGCCACCGACACTCTCGCTTGCACCCCCCTCAAGATCACGCGGCTTTGCATCGACCAATGTCTCGCCGTCAGTTGCTAACATCTGCGTCAACTTATTTCCACTCTCCTTCGCCAGCTTGATATTCTCCTGAATTGCCTTTGCCTTGGTCTCCTTGACACGCTTATCAAACTCAGTCTTGGCCTGCTCCTCATTCTTCTTCTTCTCCGCCATCAACTGGTTCAGGGTCTCCTCCATGTACTCCACACGGCCAGTCTTGTATGCGTCAGGGTGAAATGGAACCCACATACCGACTGGTCCAACGAATACATCGTGATTGGGATCCACCTCACGCAACATCTGGCAACGCAACTCTGCTTCCTTTTGTGACCCGAAGACGCCGCGCACCTTTAATCCGCGCACGGATGTCTGGAAATTGTGCTTCTCGTTGAACTCATTTTCCAGATCGTCTTCATGCTTGTCCAAGAAAGTCTTGTATTCATCATAGATGTTTGTCTTCTGAAGGGTTTCCTTCTCTTCTTTAGCGAATTCTTGGAAATCAGCCGAAATCTTGTCAAAGTTAACATGATATTTGAAAGATACAAAATTTAGGAACTGGATGAACTTCTCCATTGACTTTTGATAGTCCCAATAATGAAGGAATTTTTGAAAAAAGAAATGATCCTTTTGCTTCAAAATGTGTTCCGGAGAAACAAAAGAAAGACATGCGAACTTCTGTCCAGCAATTGGCTTGTCTTCTTCTAACAAATCGATATATTTAGGAT